GCGGACTTGTTGAGAAAAGAGGGTACTACAACGTTAACTGTGCTGTTGGCAGGTGCAACAGGGATGCTCGCTTATGGAGTAAAGGGGCTTGAGAGTGGGTTGGATTGGCTTTCAGTTGGGTCGCTATCTATGTCAGGTTTGCTCTATTTTCTTGCTGTAATGACCGTGCAAAAGGTTCTTCGTTTTCAGGGTTTTCCAGCAATTTACAATGAGCCTTTAAACTTATACCAAAAAGGGTTCGCCCTTGATGTAATGCGAGAAGTCGAGCTAGAGAACTTGCAGGAGAGAATTAACCAGGGCAGCGCAAGAAATGAAGCCATCTTCAAAATGCTAAATAGGATTCGTACTTGCGCGGCATGTAGTCCGATTTTATTTGTCGCGACCTCTTTAGGTTACTACTTTTTTGGCTGAGGTGATGGCGTTTTCTGCTCGCGATTGGGAATAGGCCGAGGCTGCGGTATAGTTGGTCTTGGAATCTCTTTTCGTTTGTCCACTTCTTCTCCTTTTAATTATCTTCACCTGAAATAACTTTTTAACACAAAGGGGGGATAAAGGAAAAACATGGCGTGCTATAGTTTCCGTATCACTTTGTTACGGAGGGGGTATGAAACAGTTAATAGTTTTGCTGGCGGGGGTCATGCTATCAATGCCCTTAAGTGCGAAAGCAGTAAAGCCTTTGATTCCCTTGCAGCAGTCATTTGATGAGAAGGCTGAAAAAAAAGAAATAGAGCAGATGAATAGGCTTGCCGAGACTGAACGGCATTTAGTTGAGACAGGTAGTAAGAACAACATCAATTATAGATTCTTTTATTCTGATGGCAGCGGAACGTTTGCTGGAGACAAGGAAAATGATATTTCCTATCTGAGGACTAATAGCTCAAACTGGTCTCTGCGTTGTGATCGGGATGTAATGAGCGATGAGGTTTCATGTAATGCAAAAAAAGAGGATTTTTTTGTTTATTACTCTAAGAAAACGGGGTACCTCGTCGATTTAGTAGGTGATAAATACCCTCAATCTAACATCTCCGTCCGCGTTGATGGAGGGGAGGTTTTTATTGCTCCAGAAAACAGAGGGTTTAATAAAAAACAAAGCAGTGAAATATTGGGCTTAATACAGGAAGGGAGTATGGTTGCTACTCGTTATGTTGATTGGCCCTATCGCAGTAATGTGGATGGATTGTCTGCATATTATGGTTTACCTGTTGTATTGGATTATATGAAGTGGGTGGTAGAAGTGGCTCAATGAGATAGCCTCAAGTCAATTTTTTTAACGCATTGAAATTACATCTGGCGCCTTCATGGCGCTTTTTTTGTGGGCAAAGCAAATGGCCGAAAAAGTTGGTGAAATTTATTACGTCGTTGAGGCGCATACAGAAGCTTTGATAGCTGCGGAGCGTAAAGCAATCGAATCGGCCGAAAAAATGCAGGCTGAGCTAAACAAAACAAGCGGAGCCGCTAAAGCCGGTGGCTTTAAGATGAAAGAGTACTCTAGAAGTATTCAGGAGATGGGGCGCGAAGCAGAGACAGCTCAAAGATCTATTCTTACTATAGGCAACGCCATTAAGGCCTTATTGACGGCTAGAGCGGTGAGCGAAGTGCGTCAAATGGCTGATGCTTGGACAGGGCTTCAAAATAGATTGCGTCTTGTCACTGATACCCAGGAAGAGTTAAGGCGGTCGGTAGAAGATGTATTTAATATCGCACAAAACTCTAGTCAAGAACTCGATACCATTGCGCAGGTGTACCAACGCTTTGCGCAAAATGCTAGTGTTCTGGGGCTGTCGCTTGAGCAGGTGGCTGAAGTTACTGACACTGTTGCTAAAGCAGTGGCTATTTCTGGCTCATCAGCAGCATCCGCTCAAGCTGCGTTAGTGCAGTTTGGGCAAGCGCTAGCTTCGGGGGTTCTGAGAGGCGAGGAGCTGAACTCAGTCATGGAGCAGACGCCAGCTTTGGCTAAGGCCATTGCTGATGGTATGGGTATTACAGTCGGTCAATTGAGAGCGGTAGCAGCAGAAGGGAAAATCACATCTGATGTTTTAATCAAAGCCTTAGGAAAGGCTGCCTCATCAGTCGATGAGCAGTTTGCAAAACGTGTTAAAACGATGGAGCAAGCTTTCACAGAGCTAGGGAATGCTATCACTAAATACGTTGGTGAAAGAGATGAGGCTATAGGTGCCAGTGAGGCACTTACTGAAGCGCTAGGTCAGGTGATTAAACATGTAGATGTATTGGCACAGTCATTAGTAACTATTGGCTCGGTTGCCCTTGCTCGTTACGTGACGGGGCTTGTAACTAGTATGGCGGCTAGTGTAAAGGCGGCATTGGACGCTCAGAGACACGCAAAAGCTGAATTAGATAGAGCGTTAGCACTCGAACGTTCTACGCGTGCAGCTATGCAAGCAGCTGTCGCTAATAAAGCGCTAGGCGGCAGTCATTCAGATGCAGAGCGTAAAGCTAGACAACATGCAGCTGCGCTTACAGGATTACAAACAGCAAAAGCAGGTGTGGTGACAATTGGGAGCCGTCTATTAGGTCTCTTGGGTGGCCCAGTGGGTATTACTGCAATGGTCGCTGCGGCTGCAGGGTCATTTTTACTGATGAGTAAAAATGCCAAAGAAGCAAAAGGTGACATTGATCTATTAAGCGTTTCTTTAGAAAACCTAGGCAGAAAGCAGCTTAACTCTTTGCGAATAAAGCTTTTGGATGAAGTTGAGACCATGGCTGGGTTAGGCGGCGAAGCTGCCAAAACAGCTGCTCAAATTGAGTCGCTGCGTATGCGCCTCTCTACCGTGTCAAGGGCCAACCCCAATTATAAGGAATGGGAAAAGGAGCTTGCTCATCTTGAGGGTAAATTAGAGGCCAGCAATGTAATGATCGAGGCGCATAAGGACCGCCTAAAAACAGTCGAGAAGCTTCAAAAAGAGCTTGAGGCGGCGGAAAGAGGGCAAATTGCTAGCAAGCGTGACCCTGAGGCAGAAAAACGGCTCAAAGCAATGAGAGAGGAGCTAGAGCTTGCAAAGCTAACCGGCGAAGCGAAAGAGCGCTTGAGAGCAATACAAAACCTAGGTGATAATGCTTCACCAGAGCAGAAACAAGAGGCTGCGGAACTAGCTGCACAGAGATACAGGTATGAGGAGGCTCGAAAAAGAGCTACCGAGGCAACTAAAGAAGGCTCGAAAGCTGCGAAGCGTGATGCGGATGCAGCTAAAAAGAATGCTGAAGCAGTTAAACAGTTAGAGCATGAGTTGGTTTTGGCTACTTTATCTGGGTTGGAGCTAGCAGAGGCTAAGGCGTTATCTGGTTTAAATGAGTTTGCTACCCCAGGTGAAATTGAACGCGTTAAGTTTTTAGCAGGCGCTCTGCATGAGATTGAGCAGGCTGAGAAGAATAGACAGCTTTTAGGCGAGCATGATCCTTTTGCTAAAGAGGCTATGCGATACGAAGAGCAGTTGAGCGGTTTACGTAAGCTAAATGAAGCAAAATTGATTGAAGATCAGCGCTATCTTGATCTTAAAGGGCAGGCAGAAAGAGAGCATGCTGAAACTATGAGAGTTTTACATGAAGAGAACTTTCGAGCCCAATCCCACCAGAATGAGTTGCTTATGGCCAGTATCGATGCCTTTGGGGCGTCTGCATCTAGCGCTATATCAGGGTTGTTAGTTGGTCTTCATAGCGGAACTGATGCGGCAAGAATGTTAGGAAACGCGGTCTTGAATGAGGTAGTGAGTTCTTTTGTGCAAATGGGGGTTGCGCAAGTCAAAGCCTGGGTAATGGGTCGAGCCGCTCAGTCTGCTGCGGCAGCTGGTTATTTGGCTTCAGTGATGGGGCAGGTTCAAGCAAATACGGCGCTCGCTGCACAGGCTGCGTTTGCTTCAACTGCAGCTATTCCACTCGTGGGCCCCGCCTTGGCTCCTGCGGCCGCAGCGACAGCCGCGACTGCAGCTGGGGCTTTAGGAGCGCCTGCTATCGCGGGTGCCTCTGCCTCTATTGCTGGTGGCCGGCAATACGGCGGTCCCGTAGCCGCAGGAAAAATGTACCGAATTAATGAGAACGGTGCACCAGAGGTATATAACGCGGCCAACGGGCAGCAATTCTTGTTACCTAACGCTCGTGGTGAGGTAGTCAGCAATAAAGAGGCAGTGCGCTCTTCAGCACAGTCTTCGCCTAGGATTACGGTCAATCTTATTGAGGACGCGTCTAGAGGTGGTCAAGTGGAGCAATCGATAGGTGCGGAAAACGAGCAGGTTATTACGGCATTCGTTGCTGACATCCGAGGAGGTGGCCAGGCATCGCAAGCACTCGAAGCCACTTATGGATTAAGAAGGCAAGGACGATGATAAAAACAAATATTAATTACCCTAGAGGACTACCAAACCCTCTTAGGGAGGGCCATTCGTTATCTGCAGCCCAGCCTTTCATGCGCACGCAGATGCAAAGCGGCAGATCTCGACAGAGACGTATGTTTTCTAGCGTACCGACATTTGGGAATTTTGATTTTCTTTTCAAAAAAGACAATCAGGCAGCTGCGTTTGAGGCGTGGTTTAGGGATCAGCTAAACGATGGAACTGAGTGGTTCAATATTGAGCGTAAAACACCACTGGGTATGACCCAATTAGTTTGTCGTTTCACCAGTATGTATATAGGTCCAACGCTTGTTGGGCGAAGCATGTGGCGCTTTTCATGTCCTCTGGAAGTTTGGGAACGCCCTCTCATGCCACACGGTTGGGGTGAGATGACAGATTATATATTAGGCGCTGACATTATTGATTTAGCGGCGAATAGGGAGTGGCCGAAGCGGTAGAGGTTTTTGTTTGTGATGATGATGGCTCCGAGAGGGGCTTTTTTTGTTTTTGGGAGATGGTGATGAAACGATGGTATGCACGGCTTATTTTATTTTTTATTCGTCCCGCACTGGAGCTTCATACATATGAAACGAAGGATAGGCGCTATAAGGAAATTGATGATTCTGTTTTAAACGCGGTTGTTATGGATAAAAAATCCGCCACAAGAACCGCGTTAGAGTCGGTTTATGGACTCAGGAAACAGGGCCGTTAGATTTTAGAGCCGGATGAAGCAGTTCTTAGCATGTCCTGAAGAAGGGTTCCCGAGTGTTGCTTGACACCTTTAGGGGCGTACAGCGAATGCTGTTCGGAGTTATTGGATATCTGAGTAAACGCTGCCAACAAAGCTTCCTTATCTGGATGCGTTTCGATGAGCGCTTGAACGACCATTGCTAGAACCTTTAGGTCACCTTGGGTGTTATCAATATCAACAATGTTCATAGTTAATCCTTTTTGGAAAATATTTAGTTACATGAACCTCTGAATATAACCGATAGGGATTAACTGCTCGCTTATCTCTTTATGATGGTTTTTATCTATAGATTATGACAATACTAGCAACTGTATACGCTTCTGCACCAACAGATGAGCTATTGATTCCAACACTGGAAATTCGTGTGCCAGGTCTGACACCTTTACACATCTGTAACGGGTTTGAAGACCATTATTTATACGTAGATGGCGTTCGACACTTATTTGAGGCGGGGCCTTTGTCTGTGGCGTTGCCGGCTAAAAATACGACAGGCCAGCAAACCATACGTTTTGGTGTGTCCGGAGTAAATGGCGTGGCGCAGCAGTACGTGGATGCAGCCTTGGCTGCAGATGGCATCTCTACGATGGTGTTTCGTGAGTATCTATTAAGCGATACCAGTGCACCGGCCCGCAAGCCCTATGTGATGACTATCGTAGGTGGCTCCTTTGAAAACGGTGAGGCAGTATTTGAGGG